TTTTAATCCTCGTATAAAAAGGAGAGAAGAAAGCCCATATCAACTTCATGTAAAATATGAACATGGTGATGCGGATTTTGATACATTTGAAACTTTCAGTTTTACAGAACAAGATAAGTTTGATAGGGTTGTTCATTTTTTCTATGATATAATGAATTTTAAGCCTAAATCAGGATATGGGAATATAGGCTATTTTGATCCGTTGCCTGATATGATAAATGCTGGTGCTAATGAAAAAGAAATTAACGATAGAATAGAAAAAATTGCTAAGATATGGAATGTCGATTGGGACACATATATAATTGGAGATAATCACTATGACCAAGGTTATGCTGGAATAGAAGGCGTTAAAGCAACAATTAATGGTGGTCCTAAAGTATTTGTATTCAAGAAGGCGTTAGAGACAAACAAAATTTCTTTACCAAAAATAGGAGATTCTATTAATGTTAGCGCTGATAATATTCCTGGTTATGGTTCAATGATGTTTGGTGGTAATTGGAGTGATTATTTACCAAACTCTGGAAAAAAAGATTATCAAATTTTTGACTTTAAAGCCCGAGTTTTAGATTGTGGTATTCATTTTCATCATGATGAGGATAACAAATATTACACCGAATATACGAGTTTTCAATATATCCTTTTGTTAGAAACTGAGGAGGATGTTCTCAAACCAGAACATAAATTATCCGGAACTAAAAAGATGGTTTATCAGATTCATGGTTGGGATCCGGACTTTGAAACTAAATTCAATAAAGAAAAATATGATGGTTTAAATTACTATGAAGTGGATTAAACAAATAAAATCGATTTGTATATAAAAACAAATCGATTTTTTTTATGCCCGAACTTCCAGAACTTAGAATATCCGCCGATTTCATCAATCAGAACTCTAAACATAGATTCGTCAAAGCTTTTCATGTCGAAAAGGGTAATAACCCAAAACCTTTCGATTGGGAACATAAGTTTAATGTTTCAGCTGAATCTTCTGGAAAAGAGTTACTCTTAAACTTTTATAATCGTGTTGGTGGAGAATTAAAGATTTGGGTCTTTATGGGAATGAATGGTAATTGGAAATATGTTCCGACTAATGAGTGGAATCAAACCAAGTTTGTTCGTATGAGATTAGATGATGAATCTGGTAATTCTCTTCTTTTATATGGTGGATTTATGGGTCCGAAGTATTCAGTAGGTAAACCTTTCACTGGAACTAAAAGAGGACCAGATCCAACCAAAGAGTTTGAAAAGTTCAAATCAAATGTATTAGACAATTTAGATAAAAAAGTATTTGATAAACCCCTTTGTGAAGTTCTACTAAATCAAGAATACTTTAATGGCATTGGTAATTATCTTAGAAGTACGATTATTCATTATGGTAATGTGAATCCCTTTGACTCTGGTAAAAAGTCTTTATCAGAAAATCCTCATATTTTAGATTTATGTCGTGATATACCTCTAAAATCATATCAATTAAACGGTGGGCAACTAAGAGATTGGCAAAATCCTTTTGATAATGATTCAAAAGAGTTTGAAGAGTGGGTTTATTATCAGAAAGGTTTATCGTGTAAAGATAAAGGTGGTAGAACTTTTTGGTTTGAAGAAAAGTGGAAGGACTCTTGTCCATATAAAATTAATCAAAAAAAGAGTGGCAAAAATAAAGTCTGAAAATATTCAAGACCTTGGCAGTTATGGCATTGATGTTGCTTCTGAATTAGAGTCTTTATTGGCTGAAGAATTATCCAAATCGATTGATATGGAGATAATGAAACAGGTTTTCAAGGCACATAGAGATTATAGGAAAGAAAAAACTAAAAAGATTTTAGATAAAATTCAACAGATGAAAGAAAAAGGAATATAATTATTATGGTAAACAATAGTGTTGATGCTCAATATTTTGAATTATTAAAACACCTTTTAGATAAGGGAAAATATAAAAAAGACAGAACTGGAACTGGAACAATTTCAGTTTTTGATTATACGATGAGGTTCAATATGGATGAAGGATTTCCACTTCTTACATCTAAAAAAATGTTTACAAAGGGAGTTATTCATGAACTAATTTGGTTTCTTCGAGGTGATACTAATATCAAATATTTGGTTGATAATGGTGTTCATATTTGGGATGGTGATGCTTACAAAAAATACTCAAAGACTCCAATAGATTTGATCACTTTTTCAGATAGAGAAAATAATTTCAAAGTTGATGGTGTTGAGTTTAATTCTGGTTATCCTAATTATGTTCATTATACTCAAGTAGAGTTTATTGAGAAAATTAAAACAGATATTAGTTTTGCTCAAAGATGGGGTGAATTAGGTCCTGTTTATGGAAAACAATGGAGAAGTTGGAATAATTTTGAACATAAAAAAACATTCGGTAGTAGTGATTATGAAGTGACTAACAATCCAGTAGATCAGATTCAAAATCTTATTAATGATTTGAAAACTAATCCAGATTCTCGTAGATTGATGGTATCAGCTTGGAATGTTTCGGAAATTGAAAATATGACACTTCCACCCTGTCACTATGGTTTTCAGTGTTATACTGAAGAAATGAGTTATGAAGAAAGAGTAGAAAGATGGTGTTTATCACATGGTAAATCCACACATTATGCTCAAAATATGACGGAAGAGAGATTAGATAGATTTGAATTTCCAAGGAGAAAATTGAGCTTGAAAGTCACAATCAGATCGAACGATATTTTTTTGGGGTGTCCTTTTAATATAGCCTCGTATTCCATATTATTACATCTTTTATCTCAGGAGGTTAATATGATTCCATGTGATTTAATATTATCTATTGGAGATGCTCATCTTTATACTAATCATATTGAACAAGCTAAATTACAATTGACACGAGAAACCTTCAAATTGCCTACTATCGAAATAAGAAAAAAGTCAATTTTTGATATTGAATCAGATGATATTAAAATAGTCGATTATAAGTCATCCCCAACTATAAAGGCAGAACTTTCGAATTAAATATAGGTATAGTTAGTAAATTTTTTACTTTCTATTCTACCTTTAATTGTCATTTGGTGAATGTCTAATATCTCAGAAGCTTCTTTAAGTGTCCTATATTCTATACCATCAATCATAAATGGCTTATTGTGGTCACGTTTTTTATTAAGTTGTGGTGTGGATAATCTTTTATATTGTTCTTCTTCTGTGTAAAGCTTTTTCACTTGGTCTTTATATGAGTAATTTTTATATTTGGGATTTTTGCTTAATATTCGCCATCTGATAGTTGTCGTTGGAATTCCCAATTCACTTTGTGCTTTCCCAAGTGATTCGTACTCAATCCCATCTATTACTAATGGCATATTTTGTTTGCCAAAATATTTACCCATCATGTTTTCTGAAAGAATTTTTTTTGTTGTATCATTATGATTTTTACCATAAAATGGATTTTTATCACCACTTCTGTTTCTACATTTCGAACAAGTTTGAGCTTTATTATCCTTTATCTCACCACAATTACAATATGATTTGGAAATTCCACCCTTCCAGTTTGGGTTTGAATTGAGTGGTTTGGAGTGTTTTTCCTTTTTCTCTTCACTTGTCATCTTTGAATATCTTTCTTTAACCGAATCAGTGATTCTTTCAATAATTAAATCTCTATTTGGATTATTAGTAAGATTATCACCACCACTAGCTGATATTCCTATATTATATTTGGGTTTTAAATCTAAATATTTTTGTTCGATTTGTTTAAGATTTTCCATATCACAAATTTCAACAATTTCAAATTCGAAATTTTCTTCTCCGTATTTTTCCCAGGATCTAGTCAATATTATATTTATATGTTTGTTATTTTTTAAATCATTTTTATGTCGGATCCATCTTTTTTCAATATTCTTGGATGAACCATAATAACAATCGTTTGTAATTAAGTTTCTTATTCTATAAATTCCAGTTTTCATAATCTATATATTAAAATCTGGGTCTTCCATTTAATATTTCTTCTTATCAAACTATTTAGATAATAAATAATATAAATAAAAATAAAAGATTATTATGGGTTATTTAAGAAATAGTGGAATAGTATCCTTATGGGAATACAAAGGAAAAACTTTAGAAGAAGCTACTGAATATGCTAAACAGGGAGGATTTGAAGTGAGGGTAGTTGAAGTTGATGGTCAATCTAAAATGCTTGATATGTCGGTTAGTTCTGCTCGTGTAAATTTCAGAGTTAAGAATGGTTTAGTTACCGATGTCTATACTGGATAAAAATTACTTAACAATATGCAAAATGAAATAACAATAAGTTCAATTTACGAATCTCTAATTGAACAAATAAAAGGTATTGATACTCAGGATTTAACAGATGATGTTAAAGATGAAGTTGTTACAAAAGAAATTGAAAAACAAAAGGTCTATTATTGGATTCGTCTTTATCTAAAAGATGAGATCTCTGATCTTAAAATAGGTGATGATTTTAATATAACCTACACTCCAAGTGGTGAGACATTATCTGGTAAGTTTATAGCTTTTGGTAAGAAAAATCTAAATCGTGATTTGGACAATGTTATTGTTAATTATGATCCAGAAGATAATCCTAAATGTCTTTGTATTATGGTTGATGAGGAAGAAATGAAATCTGAAAAGATTCCTTTTATTAGAACACTCTTTAAAACGTCAACTTTTTTTGAATATCAAGTTTATCGAAGAGAAGAATTAACTTTCACTAATACAAGAACTTTACAAACTTGTGAATATGTAGATTGTGATTTCTAAAAGAAAAAGTCCGAATTAAATCGGACTTTTTTATTTAGTTACAATCTGGACAATCAACTCTACCCTCTCCATCACAATTCGAACAATCAACTCTTCCATCACCATCGCATCTTGAACATTCATTTTCTCCATCCCCATTACAGTCAGAACACTCTTCTTTTCCTTTTCCTTCACAATCAGAGCATTCTTCTTTTCCGCTTCCGCTACAATCTGGACAATCTACTTCTTCTCCATCCTCATCAATTTTACCATCACCATCACAAGTTGAACAATCTACTTCACCATTTCCATCACAATTAGAGCAATCTACTTCACCATTACCATCACATTCTCTACATTCAATCGTTCCATCTCCGTCACATCTACCACAATCAACTCTTTCATCACCATCACACTCTGGACAATCTACTCGACCATCTCCATTACACGTATCACATTCTCCTCTACCACCTTCAGTCGATTCTAAAGTTAAATCAGATCTGTAGTTGTTTGTAGAAATTATTTGAGCCCTCTCATTCAAATATTTAAGAGTATCCATATAAGGATAATCATCAAACCAATAATGTTCTAGTTTTACGGTCAAATCGCCATCTCTTACTTTTTCTGAATTCCATTCAATAGTTGAATGACTACTGGATTCTTGTCTTTGTTTATAACACCATCCATTTTTTATTGCGTAATCTTTAAATAATTTGACATCAGATTCATAAGTATAATAGATTCTATCCATAAATATATCACCATTATCTAAAGTCCAAACAAGAGCTCTACCGATAATTAATTCTTGATCATTTGGACTTTTTAGAATTAATAACTTACAAACTTTTGGATTTACTACATAAATGTCTAAGTATTTCTGACATTTTGGATATCTCATGCAACTATTGTGTAAAGTGTATTCTTTCGACCAGTCATATCTATCTCTGTGATAAAAATGTCTGATTTTTTCACCTTCAACCAATTCAAAAAGTAATTCTCTATTTTTTTGAATAGAAACTTGGAATTTGAATTCGTTAACAAAATCTTCTAATTCTTTATCTGAATATTTTTTACCAGCTACTTCTAACATTTTTCTAGCCACTCTTCCTATAAAGCTTTTCTGAGGCTTTCCACCTGGAATGGCTCTCAATCCATCCATACTTATAAAACAATGTTGTCCATCGTCAGATATAAAATGTGCGATTCTTTTGTTAGTTTTATTAATCTGGTCATTTGGTTCAAAAATATGCTCAACTTTACCAGTTGTGAATTGTGGAAGAGAAGGATAAGAATCTCCTTCTAAACCTCTGGCTTTGAACAAATCCGTATAACTTCCGTAGGTGTATCCAGGATCTAATATTTGATATTTGTCAGTTTTAGCATTAGTTGCGAAAAATGTAATCTCATCATCATTATCTCCTAAATTCAGGAAATTTGTGACAACTTTTAAGTCTTGATATTCCAAATCGAGAAGGTCTTTAGCGACTGGAGATTTCATTTGATCCAGAAGTTGTTTAAAATCTTGAAAATAAACCACTTCAGCTTCTAACATTAATTGTATTAGATGATTTTCTAATAAAAAATTATTGTAACCTGAAATTCTCATAACCGTATATATTAACTTTAATATATAACATAAACAAATTCTCAAAAAATGCCAGGTTTAATAGGACAACATTTACCAACCGGATTCGTTCCAAATCCTCCTTTAGGAAGTTCAACACTACTTTTCGATAATACAGGTGTATTATCTATAAAGAGAAATGATGGTAGTGTAGAAACTGTTGGTGGATCTGGTTCGGTGAGTATTGATTCAAATCAAATCTCTTTTGGCTCACCATCAGGATTAACTTCATCTCAATATTTTACAATCGATTCAAATGATGGATATTTAGTTTTTGGATATAACTCAACTATATCGGGTGGATCAACAGGTTCGGTAATTTTGGGAGGTGCTAATCATCTAATTGCAACACAATCTCAATATTCAGCTATTATAGGTGGTATTTGTAATTCAATTGTTGATAATTATTTTAGTCCTGCTTCAGCACCATCCCTATCGGCTATTATCGGTGGAGGATTTAATTCTATTTACTTGGATTCCGCTGGATCGATTATTAGCGGTGGTGCTTGCAACAAAATTTACTGTTACTCTACATTATCTTTAATATCTAATGGACTTTGTAATTCAATTTCTTATTATGGTAGTGGTTCTTCAATTATTGGTGGTCAATCTAATAAAGTTTTTGGATCTTATAGGTCTTCAATTATTGGTGGAGATTGTAACTTAGTAGATACTTCTTCTTGTTCATCAATTTTAGGTGGATGTTGTAATGAACTTTCTTACTATTCTGAAAATTCTTCAATAATTGGTGGTGCATGTAATCAGATATGTGCGAGTGGTGTAAATGATGGTGTTGTTATACTTGGTGGATGTTGTAACGAAATAAAGGGAACTTCACCATCATATTCATCAATAATTGGTGGTATATGTAATTCAGTCTATGATTACTCATCATCTTCAATATTAGGTGGAGAAGGTAATATTGTTTGTTCGGGAGCTTCCTCGATTATTTCGGGAGGATATAATGAAATATGTAGATCACCATTATCTACGATATTGGGTGGTTTAACAAATTCAATCATTGATAACAATTTTGCTTATTATAATATTTGCTCATCTTCATCTATTTTAGGTGGTGTATCAAATACAATTAGAAATGGTTCAGCACTTTCAACCATTCTGGGTGGTCTCTATAACTGTATATCTAATTATTCACTAGCATCTTCAATAATTGGTGGTCAACATAACACTATCGAAGTTATTTCGAATAATTCATCAATTATATCAGGAGAAAGAAATTTAATAAATTATGGTTCCGAACATGCTTCAATTATAGGAGGTTATTGTAATATGATAACATATGCAAGTGATTGGTCAACTATCGTTGGGGGTAGTTATAACACAATTGATAATTCTTGTTCTTCCTCAATAATAGGGGGATTAGGTTCAACAATGTCTAATTCTGATTGTTCAGTTATATTAGGAGGTGTGAATTTACAATTAATTAATCAATCTAATACGGTACTTACTCCGAATCTTTGGATATCTGGTTCAATGTCACCTGATAATGGTTCTAACTTTGGACAAACACAAGATGTTTTTGTATCAGGTTTTGGAACATTTAGTTTCATTAATGGTGTATTTACTGGACTAATCGTTTAATTTTTCAACCATGTTTTAATTTTAACATATAAGATGAAAATGAATTTCATTTAAAAATGTTGATCGATACCCAATACTTACCAAATACCAAGAAACTAGTCGTTAGTTATGTAGATAAAAGTGGTGAAATAAAGTTGAAATATTTCGCCATGGAAAATCCGCTCAAATATGTCTCTTGTGAGGATTCTGATCCTGATAAACATCCTACTTTTAAATCCTGGGATGGAAAACACGTTAAACAAGTTGAAGTAAATCATCCTGATAGATACTCAATTTATGAGTTTTTAGATCAATTACCCGAAAAAGAAAAACAAGAAATATTTGAGTTTAATCTACCAAAGATGTATTTTGTCGATATCGAAACTGAAATCATAGATGGTTTTCCGGATGCTGAAACCGCACCAACTCGTGTTCTTTCTATATCAGTTGTTTATGATGATAAGATTATCTTGATGGGTCTTAAAGATATGCCACAGGATATGCAAGATAGAATTATTAATAATACTAATCAATATTTTAAGAAGTTTAATGCTGATTACAAATTCAAATACATCAAATATGAGGATGAATTTGATATGGTTTGGTCTTTTTTTAATAAAATGGTTCCTAAAATGCCTCTTATTACCGGTTGGAACTTCCTTCGGTATGACTGGCTATATTTAGTAAACCGTGCTCGTAAATTAACCAAGTGGGTAAAGGGACAGGAAGTTAAAATTGATCCAAATGTTTCCTCATTTACAAAGAGAATGAATAAAGTTTGGTCAACTAACTTTGAAGTTCCGGCACACCGTATGATTTTTGACTATATGCAGTTGTATGAAATTTGTGATACGTCTATCAAGGTAAAAGAATCATCATCACTTGATTACGTTTCTAACAAATTGGTTGGTGTAGAAAAGATTAAATATAATGGATCATTACAGAAATTATATGAAGAGGATTTTGAAACTTTCATGTATTACAACGCGGTTGACTCAGTTCTAGTTCAAAAGATACACGATGCCAGAAACTACATTTCTATCATCTTTGCTATTTCATCTTTAGCTCAAATCAAAGTTGTTGATATTGTTTCTCAGATTAATAATGCGCTTGGATCATTAGCTATTACTGAAGGAGTTTTAAGAAATCGATTCCGTGATATGGAAAATATCATCTTATTTAGAGATGAAAATGCTAGTCGTGACGCAGGTGAAGGTATTGCTGGTGGTTGGGTTAAAGATCCAATCGTTGGAATGAATAAATGGTGCGTAATCTACGATTTTGCATCACTTTATCCGACAACTCAGCTTCAATTCTTTATCGCTCCTGAAACCTTTGTTGGTGTAAAGCCAGATGAAGAAGAAGATTATTGCTTTAATGGCACTCAGAGAATTAAAATTGATAAAGAAAAACACGTAGTTTGTGTTAATGGGGTTGTTTTTGAGAAAAGATACTCACCTACTTTGAAAATGTTGGATGATGTTTATGCTGACAGAAAGAAGAATAAAAACATTATGATGCAAAAGAAAGAAGAATATAAGGCTGTTATGGATGAAATCAAAAAATTAGAAGCTGAATTGTAATGAAAGTGCTTGTATTTGGTGAATTATGTCAAGATAAGTTTATCTATGGTTCTTCTAAACGATTAAGTCCTGAAGCTCCAGTTCCAGTATTTGTTCCTGAGAGAGTTGAAGTAAATCCTGGAATGGCTGGTAATGTTGTTCAGAATCTTAAATCAATTTGTCAATGTGATGTTAAGTTGATTTCACAAATAGTTAAAATTACAAAAACAAGATATGTGGATGATAAGTCTAATCATATGTTTTTAAGAGTTGATGAAGGTGAATCAAGTGTTGATAGTTTTATTTTGAATAGTGAAATCATCAAGGAAATATCAGAATCGGATATTGTTATTGTTAGTGATTATGATAAAGGTTTTCTTTCATCGAGTGATATAATCCTTATTGGTAAATCATCAAAGTTATCTATTATTGATGCTAAGAAGAAGTTAAATCGTGAAATACTCGATTCTTTTACATTTATTAAATTGAATGAAAATGAATTCAAGAATAATTCTGAATTGGTAGATGGATTCGAGAATAAATTATTAATTACCTTGGGTATTCGAGGATGTCAATGGAATGGTGAGATTTTTCCATCTGTTAATCCGAGGGTAACTATGGATGTAAGTGGTGCTGGTGATACTTTTACTGCTTCGTTTATTTCAAAATATTATTTAACAGGAGATATTTCTGAGTCAATTAAATTTGCTAACCAGATGTCATCTATTGTTGTATCAAAAAGAGGAGTTCAAACACCATGAGAAAAGCTATTATTACTGGAACGCGAGGATTTATTGGATCAAATCTAATGAAAAAATTAGAAGTAGATTATCAAATCATTGAAATAAATGAAGATATATTTGACAATTCCTCTTGGCGAGAAGAATTAGAATCAATTATTAGAAGGTCTGAGGTTCATGTCTTCTTTCATGTTGGTGCTTGTTCTGATACTTTAGAACAAAACGTCAATTATATGATGTCTCGTAATTTTGAATCAACTAAAATTATATCTGATGTTTGTTTTGATATGGGGCTTCCGTTGATTTATTCTTCATCAGCTGCTGTTTATGGAATTGATGGTAAATCACCGGCTAATTTATATGGTTGGTCTAAATGGCAAGGTGAGTGTTATGTTGTTGGAAATGGTGGGATTGCACTAAGATACTTTAATGTGTATGGTCCTGGTGAGGAAAAGAAAGGCAGAATGGCTTCAGTTGCCCATCAAATGTGGCAAAAGAAAAAACTGGGCGAAAAGATAAGTTTATTTCCTCTTAAACCAAGTCGAGATTTTGTTTATGTTCAAGATGTTGTATCGGCTAACATTTATGCTTGGGAAAATTATTATGATCTTTTAGGTAAATGTTATGAAGTTGGTAGTGGTCAAAGTAGAACTTTTGAAGATGTTTTAAATATACTGGATATCCAGTTTGATTATGTTTCGGAGGATATGATACCTAAAGGTTATCAATTTTGGACAAAATCCGATCCAAAGAATTGGATGGAAGGTTGGCTTCCAGACTTCAATTTAGAAAAAGGATTAAACGAATATAAAAACTATTTAATATGAAGAAAGAAGATTTAGAGTTTTTTGAAAACTTAGTTGGTAAGGATAATATTGATAAAGGATTTGGTCGTCAATATAATTTATTTGCAATGGAACAGGGTATCTTAATTGCTGAGGCTCTTCAAACCAAAGAAGCTATTATTGAGTTTAATAATAAGGATTGGGATGAGCAGAAAAGGTTAGTTCCTGGTTTAGATGACGGTCACTCTGGAATACATTTAATATGGCTTTGAGATTTGCCATATCCTACTTACCTCAATTGGTAGTAAATCGTAGAGATGAGAGAATAGATTCAGTCATTAACTAACATCATATACTATTCCAGAATTAATTTCAAAATAAAGATTTTTTATTTCCTCAGTTTCTTTGTAATTCCAAAGACTCCAACAATTGGTGAACACTTTTTCTAAATCACCATCAACTTCTACTTCGGTATTCAAAATGAAATCTTTTATTTGTTTTACCGATTCACCTTTGATTTTATTTTTGAAGGTAATTTCGAATTCTAAATATCTATCACCATGTTTATCATATTCTTCACCCATATGTGACGATTCAACTTCAACGCCAAAGGTATCGAATATTATCTTTTTTAATCTGTTCTTATCATATGTAATGTTGTTATTATCAACATAACACCAATCTGTCACTTTACCTTTGATTGTAGTGTGTATTTCAATTGTATAACCCCAACTATGTTTTGTAAGTTTGAACTCTTCTAACATATTATCACTTACTAGCATTTGCATTGAAGATCTCAACTCTTTTAAGATTTTGTTGTCAGCTTCGTTCATGATAATCCAATGGTCCAATTTACTCAAACTTGTTTCATCTGCAATTTGTGATGCCATGTCACCTGTGAATTTAATCACAACTTCAAAAAGGTTATCATTAACTTTATTAAAATAAGCTCGGCAAATGTCTTCAAGGTCTTCACTGAAAGAAGCAAAATAATCTTTGATTACTCTTAAATCATCCTCAAAAGATTCATTAAATCTCCGTATCTTCATATCTTATATATTAAACTAAAAATATTAATCTCATATAATTCTTATGTCATTAAAAACCGATTTAGAAAAATATACCCCTCGTAAAGAGCAAACCGAATGTATCGAGTTTATCGATTCGGAATACCGTAAAAATAAAGAAAACAAGTTCTTCCTTCTCAATCTTCCTGTTGGTAGTGGAAAGTCCCACTTAGCACTTATGATTGCTGATTGGTATTTGAAGAATGTTCACGGTGGTGCCAAAGTTGATATTATTACCAACTCTAAAATCTTACAAGACCAATATGTCAATACCTACGATTCTATCAATGATTTGAAAGGTAAAGAAAACTATTCTTGTGCTCAATACGCTTGTTCTTGTGCTCAAGGAGCTGAGTTTAATAGATTAAATAAAACCTCTTGTGATGCTTGTCCACATTCTGGGGCTCGTGATGGATTCATTTCCGGAAAATTATCATTAACCAATTTCTATCTTTATATACTTTATGCTCTTTATATGCCAAAATCATTAGAGGCACGAGGAGCAAACGTCTTGATTGTTGATGAGGCTCACGAGTTTGATGATGTGATGTCGGATTTTATTACAATTAAAATAACTGAATCAGTTGTCAAAAGACTGAAGTTTTCTAATGAAGATGATATTATAAAAAATCTTAGAAAAGTCAATTCAATTTCAACTTATATTGATTTTTTGAACTACTTACAAGCTGAGGTTGCCACTACTATTACTGATATTGAAAAATCACTTGGTTCTCAAAGGAGAAATCCTAAAATGGATAAGAGAGAAAATAAGTTATCTAAGCTATTTGGAACTAAAAATGCTGATACTAAATTGATGCAAGTTATAACTGACCTTCTTCAATATCAATCTAAGATTGAAGTTTTCTTAAAAGAATATAAGGCTAATCCAAATAACTGGGTTCTTGAATCCAATTACAATGAGAAAACAAGGCAAAAAGAATTATCATTAGAACCTATTTGGGCTTTTGATTATCTTGATAAATATGTCTTCTCTAACTATGATATGGTGTTTTTAATGTCTGGAACCATTTTAGATAAGAACTTATTTTGTCACCTGAATGGTTTAGATGTAACTAAGGCAGTTTATTATTCAATTGAATCACCATTTCCGGTTCAAAATCGTCCAATATTTTACATGCCTTTGGGTAAGATGTCATATGCTAAAAAAGAAGAGACATTTAAAAACTATGTTCCTTATATTCAGAAGATTTTGAATAAATATCCTGATAAAAAAGGTATCGTTCATACTAATTCTTTTGAATTGGCTTCATGGTTCGCTCGTGATGTGAAAGATCCAAGATTAGTCTATCATGACTCATCAAATAAAGATGAGGTTTTACAGGAACATTTTGGCACTGATAAGCCAACGGTTATAGTAAGTCCGAGTTTATCAGTTGGAGTCTCATTCGATGATGATAAAGCAAGATTTCAAGTTATCGCTAAGATTCCTTATCCATCTTTAGGTTCTCAAAAGAATAAATTAAGGCAAAAGAACAATCCAGAATGGTATTCGTGGAAGACTTGCTCTTCATTATTACAATCTTGTGGTAGGATTATTCGGTCTGTTGATGATTTTGGTGATACTATAATAATAGATGAATCTTTTGGTGACCTGTTGAGGTATAGTTCAAATTATTTACCAATTTGGTTCCAAGAATCAATAAAAAAAGTTAATATTAAAGGTAGAGTAAGATAGGGAACTGGTGTATTTTTTATATATAAGATATGAGAAATAGACTAACTCTTGAAGAATTTATAAATAAAGCTCTAATAAAACATGGTAAAAAATACAACTATGATTTTGTTGATTATATTCGTAGTTCAATAAAAGTCAAAATTAAATGTTCTACTCATGGTTTATTTGAACAAACTCCTCAATCTCATTTATCTGGTAAGGGTTGTCCTGAGTGTGGTAATAATCATAGAGTCACAACCAATGAATTTATAGATAGAGCTAATATTATTCACAACTACAAATATGATTATTCACAATCTGTTTATGTTAATAAACAAACTTCGCTAAAGATTATTTGTCCGCATCATGGAATTTTTGATAAAACTCCAATGTCACATCTATTCAAAAAGGCTGGGTGTCCTAAATGTAAAGGACGAGTGACAAATCTTTACGAATTTGTTAAAAAATCAAAAATTATACATGGTGATAAGTATGATTACTCTTTGTCAGTATATAATGGCAATAAATCGACAATTGACATAGTTTGTAAGGATCATGGATCCTTTAGACAAATTGTAAATTATCACTTATCTGGTTGTGGATGTCCAGATTGTGGTGGTACGGTCAAGTTGACTACTAGAGATTTTATTAAGAAGTCCAAATTGATTCACGGAGATAAATATGGTTATAATGAAGTTGAGTATATCAACAATAACACTAAAGTAAAGATATTTTGTAAAAAACACTCACAATATTTCCTTCAAATACCTTATTCTCATTTTCATGGTTCTGGTTGTCCTTCTTGTAATGAATCCAAGGGAGAAAAAGAAATTTCTGTTTATCTTGACAATAAATCAATAAATTACCATAGAGAGTTCAAATTTGATGATTGTAAGAATATCAACTCATTAAAATTTGATTTTTACTTACCGGATCACAATTTATGTATTGAATATGATGGTAAGCAGCATTTTGAGTCTATGGATATTTTTGGTGGAGATATTGAGTTTGAGAAGAGAAAAATTAACGATAGAATAAAAGATGACTATTGTAGTAAAAATAAGATAAGGCTTATACGAATTTCGTATTCAGATAATATTTTTAAAATACTTTGTAATTTACCTATTTAGTTTCTAACTTGTTTAATTTTGTCCACCATTGCTTGAACGACTTCTCAACTCTTTACTAATAATATTTAGTTTTATATTGTCGTTCGCATCAATTGCATCATTTAATTCATTTTGTAGTTCACCATTGCTTAACTTTGAGTAATCAATCTTTACTTCATCAATCTCATATTTAATATCTGTGACAAGATATGTGGTCATTTTTTCAATATATTTGATTAAGTTGAATTTTGGTTCCAAATCTTTATGTAAGTATATTATTTGTTCGTCCAAATTCAGATCCTCATAATCTACCAAAACCGTACAATTCACCTTGTATTTAATCAAATCTTTGGGCTTAAATTCATCTCCAAAATCATCATCATCAATTGGTGGTGATGGCGGTGTTTCATCTAATTTGAAAGATTCGTATGTTTTAATGTATTTCATACTTTATATATTAAATAAAAAACCCACTTTTTGAGTGGGTTGCTTTATTATTTCTTATACCTGTGATTTTTACTTTTAGCTTGTTTGACTGACTTTTTAACTTTTTTGCCAATTTTTACTAATAACTTTACTTTCAACATTTTTCAAAATTACTTCTTTTTAGCTTTAGCTTCTTTTGCAGCCTTTTTCATTGGTTCTTTTTTATCACCGTCTTTGTCTAAATCCAAGAAATCTGGTTTAGCTTTTCCTTTTGCAGTTGATTTTGATTCAGCTCCTTTCTTTTTCTTGTCTAAATAAGCTTTAAGTCCAGCAGGAAGTTTCTTTTTTTCAAGAGTCACTTCTGATTCATAACTCTCTTCTTCTTCGTGAGCCATTGATCCAGATTCTTCTTCCTCTTCTTCGTAAGCTAATTCTTCCTCTTCCCAAGCTTCTTCATCTTGGTCCATCATCATGTCATAAGCTGTTGGTTTCAATTCCATTTCTTCAGCTTCAAAGTTTTCAAATTTTTTAAGGTATTTCATAATATTAATTTATTTTTAATTATATATTATAGTCATAAAGTGATTTTACTGATTTTTATATATAATTAATGAAAATTAAAAATTATTTTCAATTTGTTTTAGAAAATCAAAAGGATCCAGTGATAACTGTACCTTTTCAATTCAGTAGAAGGTTCTTAGATGTTTTAGGAGATCCTGGGTTTGGTATTATCTCACCGATTAAAGACGCTTTTCTAGATCTTAGATTGACGCCTCAACAACTTTCTTTAGTTGATATTGGTAAGGAATCTGATACAGCTACTTTTACAACTGCTCAGAAGTTATCTACCCATCTAAGAACAACAGATCAATCAATGTTAAACACTTTAGTAAGACCACTAACTCGTGAAGATGCTTTAGTTTATCATGTTAATAGAGTTGAAATAAGAATCGGTAGACTAATTAAAAAACTTTTCCACGATACATTTAGTGATGTTCAAATAGAAAAATTTGTTAATCAATATAAAGCAATTTTAGATCAAACCGCTTTAGATTTTGAGTTGTGGAAGGGAGTTGACATCAAAAAAGGATATGTTTCATCTAATTATACTTTTACTGGATCAAGTTCAAATTCACTTATGAACTCTTGTATGAATGATTGTACAGACTGGGTTGATTTTTATATGGGATGTCCATTAAAATTACTTGTACTGTTAAATGAACAAGGACACATTTTCGGAAGAGCTCTTATTTGGGAAATAGGTAAGGGAAAATTTTTGATGGATAGAGTTTATGTTGCTTTTGACAGGGATTATTTTAAATTCATTGATTATGCTAAATCTAATGGTTGGTGGTGGAAAGCTGAAAATAAATCAGGTCCGTCTATTCCCTATACAAATGGTAGAGTAACTGATTGGTTTCCAGTTGAGATAAATCTGAATTTTGATTTTGAAGAATATAAAGATTGGGGAGTACCTTATTTAGACACTTTCTCATATTGTCAAGGTGATAAATTGACTAATTATATTCCAAAAGATGGCACTTATTATATTTTGACTTCAACTGATGGAGTATATGATGTTCAAACAATAGAAGAATCGGATTTTGAAGTAATAAATTAATATATATGTTATGTCAAAGATTTTAAAGTATAAAGATTATAGTTTATCAGAAGAAAGAGCACTTGAGTTAATTCAAAATATATGTAAACCACAAATGAATGAGTCTAAATCATGGAGTAATTTCAAATCAATTTCTTCAAAGTTGTCGAAAGATCTTAAATTTAATTTTGGACTTGTGGTTACTTTTGGTGCGGGGATAAAAGTTATGTTGCCGGTGATAAATAAATTCATTCAAAATGGTACTTTCAATTTTGAGTTGAATGAAGAAAACCTAATACTTTTGACAATAACTGTGGTGTCTATTTTTTACCTTGAAGAAACCGCCAATAAAGCAGGAGATGAGGTGAATGCTGATGGAGAAAAGAGTGTGGTAACTAAGAGAGATGCTCAAACTATGTTAGAAGAGTTGAAGATGAGAGGAATTGGACAAGGTATAGTGAAGAAATTTGTTTCTGCTCTTAGTGCCATTAGTAAATTTTTCAAAATGTTATTTAGAGGTACTCCATATGTAGTTAATGGTCTTTTAGATATGTTTGGATATGCTGCACTTATGGTGCCTTGTATGAATGCACTTTCAGCTTTTATTGGAAAATATGATTTGACTATTGAGACTATTTCGGCTAACCTACTAAGTTTAGGAGTTGGTGTAGGTGCGTTACTAGCTAAACAAGGAGTTTCTTGGTTAGTGAAAAATATTAGTAGGGGATTAGGTATAAAGAATTTAGGAAAGGATTTAGAAAAACCAGTAGAGATGAGACCGTTTGATATTGTTGATGGTGAGACAGATAATCTAGAAAAGTCTAAATTAATAAAAGAGCAATAATAAACATATTTTTATTTTGCTACTATAAAGTCAAAATATAGTATGAATACATGACCTCGTCACTCGAAAAAGTATTTTTCAACTACATATTAAATAATAGAAAGTATTTTGAATTAGTAAGACCTTATTTCTTTAAAAACTCCGAAATCCAATTTGTTTACGGTATTATTCGTGAGTATATGATAAAAAATAATGACGCTAAAGCACCAAGTCCTAAACAGATTTTAGACATGGTTATTTTAGAAGATAAAGAAGGATTAATTACCAAAGATATATTAAAATCAATTCTACAAGTTAATTTAGCTGAATACGATGAAAAGAATTTTATTGAGCCTAAGTTTAACGCTTGGGTTTTAACCAACCGTCTTAAAACTGGTACGGTAGATATTATCGATGAAACCAGAAATTTTGATTCTATATCAGATTTTGAAAAAGCCATTGAAGCCGCTGAAAGAATTCGTGGAATAGTAGATGAAATGTCATCCATTAATTTTGTTGATGATGATGACATGGGATCTGATTTTGATGATCCTGAGCATCACTTACAAGATACATCTAAGTTTAAAGTCCGTTCTGGATTTGAAACTGTCGACCATATGTTAGGTGGTGGTTGGGATATACAAACACTTAATTGTGTAATGGCAGAGACAAATAATGGTAAATGTACTTTTTCAGATACGAAAATTACCATCAGGAATATTAAATTAGATAATAAAAAAAGTATTTATATTGATAGATTATTTACCAAAATTAGTAAGGGGGATTATAACATTTAATATATAAAATAAACGACAATATTTTATGAATGCCGATGCTAAGAAAAGATATAAAGAAATTGAATTCCCATTTACGTGTCCTATAACTGGTAGGACTTTCCAAAGTGCTCAAGGGTTATCCTGTTATGTGACTAAGACTTTAAAGATGAATCATGAAAAATATTATGATGATTATATAAATCATAGGGACTCATCTTGTTTTTTCTGTGGTAATAAGGGGAAATTTATTTCTATATCAAGGGGTTATAGAAATCTATGTGATGTTCCAACGTGTATAAAGAAATCATTTTCTTCTCATACGGTTGAAGGTTTCATGTATAGAAATATGTGTAGTCGGGAAGAGGCGGCTTTACTTTTTGAGAGTGAAAATAAAAGACAATTAGAAGAGAGAATAAAGACTCAAAATAAGTTAAGAAAAGAAGATCCGCTTTGGGATAAAAAAAGAAGTAGAAATTGTATAGAGTTTTGGATTGAAAAGGGCTTAACTAAAGAGCAATCTGAAATTGAAGTTAAAAAAGTTATGAATGAGATTCATGATAAGACCTCTAAGAAATTAAAGTCAAATCCTCAAAAATATGCCTCCAAATATCCAACAAAAGTCGAATATTATTTATCAAGAGGTCATTCAGAAGAAGATGCTAAGATTAAAATATCTGAAATTCAAAACAGGTTTTCATTAAAAGGATGTGTTGATAAATATGGTGAAATAGATGGTATGAGAATATGGAGAGAAAGACAAGAAAAGTGGATTGAAACTTTAAATTTAAAAACTGATGAAGAAAAGATAGAAATTAATAGAAAAAAAATAACAGGTTCTTCCTATTCTCCTATTTCTCAAAAATTATTTTGGGACATTTACAATTTAGTAGGGAATGATAAAACAAAATTTGCTGAAATGAAGGGAGAATTTCATCTTTTGAATGAAAATAAATTATGGTTTGCTTATGATTATGTTGATACAAAAAGAAAAAAATGTATAGAATTTAATGGAGATTTTTGGCATTGTAATCCAAAAGATTTTGAATCAGAAGACATACATCGAATTAAGGGTAAAAAAGCATCAGATATATGGAGAATCGATGAATGTAAAAAAAGACTTATTGAAAATTTAGGTTACCAAGTCCTAACAATTTGGGAATCGGAATATAGAAAAAATCCACAACAAACTTTAGAAAAATGTATAAAATTTATCAATGAATAACATAAGAAGACATGCTGAAAAAGAATTAGATATTCTTTTCAATTTAAAACCCGACCATTTATTAATAGAGTTTAAAGAGGAAATTTTAAATCTATGTGAAAAATTTGGAAATTCTGGACAGAGTGGTGGTTCAGCTCATTATACCACATCATCACTATCTAATATGATTAAAAAACTTTGTCTATTTGAGACGGTTACACCCATATTGGACAGTGATGATGAGTGGGTAAATATATATGATAACATATATCAAAATAAAAGGTGCTCAGGACTTTTCAAAGATGGTAAAGATGGAAGTCCTCATTATATAGACGCTATTATTAAAAAAGATCAAAATGGGAATTGTTGGAGTGGAATGGCTTGGTTATCTGAAGAGGATTATAAATCGGGTGATAGGAAAAAGATGATAGGAAAAAGTGGATATGTAAAGTCATTTCCATTTGAACCTAAGACATTTTACATCGATGTTATCGATGTTGAGGTTTCTAAGGATGATTGGGAGTCTTTTGTTGTTGATCCTAAACAGCTTGATGATGTTAGAAAGTATTATAACTTAGATATAAGTGATTTTAGAGAAGAAAAAATTAACGAAATTTTAAATGATTGATAATTATGAGATAATTGAAGCAGATTCAGTTTTTGAGGGTAAATATGAAAGACCTTTGTATGATAAATTTATTGAGGCTTATGAAGTTGATAATTTAGAGGTTTTAACTCCGAATGGTTGGATAAACATTGAAGGAATTGGTAAAACTATTGAATATGATGAGTGGAGAATATTTACAAGTGATGGTAAAGAATTAATTTGTGCTGATACACATCTTTTATATAGGTGTGATAATATGAATTTTGAAACTAAGAAGTGTGATTTAACAGAAATATATTGCAAGAATTTACAAATAGGTGATTTTATAATGACAAAGGATGGCCCAGAAATGATTATGGAGTTCGGGCTTACTGGTAATAAATCACATATGTATGATTTGCAATTGTCAGAGGGTTCTAATAAACAATATTACAGAAATGGCATATTGAGTCATAATTCACTTTGGATGCAAAACTTTGCAGTTAAATCGGCTGATTTAGGCTCTAATGTGCTCTACATCACTTTAGAGATGTCTGAAAGAAAAGTGATGAAACGATTAGGTGCTATGCGGCTTAAAATTCCTATCAATGATTATGATAGACAAAGTAAAGATACTGAGCTTATTAAAAAAAGAATTGCCAATATGGGCTCTCTAAAAGAAGGAGGTGATCTTTTTCAAAAATCAGTTGGTAAGATATTTACAAAATTTTGGGCAGCTGGTACTGCTACTATTGTTGATTTTGATAATTACATTCAAAAACTACAACAAAGGAGAGGGATTAAAATTGATTTAATCATTGTAGATTATATTACCTTGGTAGCTTCGCCAAAGGGAGCTAATGATTCTCTTTACACAAAGGGTAAGCATTTAGCCGAGGGTCTAAGAGCTATGGGTGCTAAGTATAAGTGTCCAGTAATAACAGGAGTTCAAGTGGCTAAAGATGCTTGGAATTCGAGTGATATTACATTAGAAAGTGTTCCAGAAAGTAAGGCTATTGCCGAAACCTCAGACACTTTCTTTGCTATAATAAGAACTGAAGAAATGAAGCGGTTGAATATGTATCGATTCAAATTGCTCAAGCAGAGAGATGGTGATTTCTTAAAGAGTCAAATCAAATTGACGTTAAATCCAACATTTTTAACACTTGAGAATGATCAATTTATTGATGCCTAAAAAATAAAAAAAATGAATGTCAAAGAAAAAAGAATTTGATGAAGAATCAGAGGATGACTTTTTAGGAAATGAATCCGAAAATTTAGATGATTATAAACCTGAGGAAGAAACTACTGAAGTAAGTGATGAGATTGTATTTGTTCCGGATGATGAAGATAATATTGATATTGTTATTGAGGTTTCTGATGAAGATTTTTCAGAAGTAGAATCATCCGAAGAAACACCTGAGGAAGAAACAGATGATGTGGTACTTTCTAAACATAAAATACAGGGTAAGCACTCACTAAAATATGACTCTATCTTCAAAGGTAAAAAAGAAGATGTTAGTGAGGAAGATGATGTCAATACTTACTATCATAATGATAAATTTGAAGTTGATAGAGGTAGTGTTTTTTATTCGGAATCTTATGAGAATGAGTCTTATCTTAGACTCAAAAGAGTTAAAGAGAGAGTTTATGAGGTACTTTCTACAAAAACTACTCTCAATTTCTTGAATAATAGAAGAAAACCATCGCGTGTAGATTTTAATAATTACTACTTACTACTTACGATTGAATTAGATTCTGAGAAGTTCACTAATGTTGAGTTATTCAATGAATTGGCTGTTTATTTTTCTGATAACTTGTTTAATATGTTTAAGCTACTGGATAATAGATGGAGAAATCTAATAATATTAGAATTACAAGATCATATTGGCAAAAATACTAACTCAAAAGAAATAACTAATCGTAACATTTATCTTGGAACAGAGTTGGAATTTGAACATCAGGATATACTTGGTGAGGCTAAGTTATATACTGGAGTTGTTGTTGAGGCTAACTATGACACATCAATTTTCAAGATTGATTCCTATGAAAATGTATATGAGGTTCATATTTCATTCATTACTAAGATATTAAACAATACCAAATTTAAACATAATCTAAATAAATTAGACAACATTGATTTTCTCTAAAAAAACCAAATTAGGAGAAAATTGATTAAAATGTCTTCAATATATAAAAACTCATCAAGAAAAAAAATAACATTTTTATGGAGGAAACCTTATTAAAAGAAACAAAAAAATCTAAATCAAATAGCCTTAGTGTCACTAAGCGAGACGGTCATGGTGAAGAATTTAATGCTGAGAAAATCAACAAAGTTCTACTTTGGGCAACAAGTGGATTAAGTGGAGTATCAGCTTCTGATGTTGCTATGAATGCTCACATTCAATTTTATCCTGGAATTAAAACTTCTGAAATTCACAAAGTTTTAATTCAATCAGCGGTAGATTTGATTTCAGAAAAAACACCTAATTATCAGTATGTTGCATCTAACTTACTTAATTATCTTCTTCGTAAAGAAGTATTTGAAACAAAAGTCGAGATGCCAACTTTACTAGAGGTCGTCAAAAGAAACATTAAGTTGGATTTATATGACAAAATCATTTTAGACAATTACACAGAAGCAGAATTAGAAAAAGCTAATTCCTACATTAAACATGATAGAGATTATCAATTGACATATGCTGGTCTTCAGCAATTAATTGATAAGTATTTAGTTAAAGATAGAAGTACTGGTAAGTCATATGAAACTCCACAGTTTTGTTTTATGATGATTGCTCTTACTGTCTTTGCTTCGTATGATAAAGATGTTAGATTAGATTATACTAAGGAACTTTATGATTTAATTTCAGAACATAAGATTTCTCTTCCAACTCCAATAATGGCTGGTATTAGAACTCCAAATCGTCAGTTTTCCTCTTGTACTTTAATAGAAATTGGTGACTCACTTGATTCTATATTTTATGGTAATGTTGCCATTGGTCAATATGTGGCTAAAAGGGCTGGTATTGGTATTAATGCTGGTGGTATTAGAGCACTTGGTTCTAAAGTTAGAAATGGTGAAGTTGTTCACACAGGTGTTATTCCATTCTTTAAGATGTTTCAATCTACACTTCACTCTTGTTCTCAAGGAGGTATTAGAAAAGGATCAGCTACTCTTTATTTTCCTTGGTGGCATAAAGAGATTGAGGATGTTCTAGTTCTTAAAAACAACAAAGGTACAGATGATAACCGTGTAAGACATATGGATTATGGTATTCAATTTGAGAAGTTATTTTATTCCAGATTTGTTTCAAATGGTGATATTTCACTTTTCTCACCATCTGATGTTCCGGGGCTTTATGATGTATTTGGACTTCCACAATTTGAAGAAATGTATTTGAAATATGAATCAGATAAAAAAGTCTCAAGAAAAACAATCAAGGCTCGTGATTTGATGAATGCTTTCGCACAGGAAAGGATTGGAACTGGTAGAATGTATGTTATGAACATAGATAATGCTAATAACAACTCTCCATTCATTCAGAGAATGAAAATGTCCAATCTTTGTGTAGAGATTATTCTACCAACCTCACCTATTCAGAACATTTATGATGTTGATGATAAAAAAGAAACTGAACAACACTCTGATGGTGAAATTGCACTTTGCACTTTAGCTGCTTTTAATCTAGGTAATATTAAATCTTGGAATGAACTTTATAAAGTCGCTGAGTATATTGTTAGAATCTTAGACTATGTAATTGAAAACCAAGATTATCCAATTAATGCTGCTAAGAAAATGTTGAAGCGTAGAAGTATTGGTGTTGGTGTTACTAATTTTGCTTATTGGTTGGCTAAACAAGGTGTTAAATATTCTGATAAAGAAGCACTTTTCTATGTAGATGAATTATTTGAACACATTCAGTTTTCTTTATTGAAGGCTTCTAATAAATTGGCTCAAGAGTTTGGTAAATGTGAGTGGTTTGATCAAACTACTTATTCTAAGGGTGTTCTTCCAGTTGACCGTTATAATAGAAATGTTGATGGGTTGATTAAGAGAGACCATTCTTGTGATTGGGAAGCTTTAAGAAGAGACATCGAACAATTTGGTTTAAGAAACTCAGTTTTAACAGCTTTAATGCCGGCTGAATCATCAGCAGTTGTTCAAAATGCGACTAATGGTATTGAGCCGATCCGTTCACTTGTTATCACGAAGAAATCTAAATCGGGTTTGGTTAAACAAGTTGCACCTGAGTGTATTAAACTCAAAAACAAATACGAATTGGCGTTTGATATGCCGGATAATCGTGGATATACTAA